TTACATCATTGCTGACAATAAGCTGGCATTAAACGCAGGGTGGGACACAGCAATGCTATCTATTGAAATGAAAGACTTAGAAGATGAAGGCTTTGACCTTGCATTGCTAGGGTTTGACGATAAAGAACTAAACGCATTGCTTGAGCCTGAAGTAACTGAAGGGCTGACAGACGAAGATGCTGTGCCTGATGTACCCGAAGAGCCAAAAACTAAGGTAGGCGATATATATATCCTTGGAAATCATAGACTTATGTGCGGGGATAGCTGTAGCATTACAGATATGGAAAAGTTAGTAAATAACCGCCAAGTAGATATGTGGCTTACTGACCCCCCATATAATGTAGCTTACGAAGGCAAGACTAAAGATGCTTTAACCATACAGAACGACTCTATGGATAACGAAGGCTTCCGCCAGTTTCTACGGGATGCGTATGTTACTGCCGATACCGTTATGAAGGCAGGGGCTGTATTTTATATATGGCATGCTGATTCAGAAGGCTACAACTTTAGAGGTGCTGCCCACGATGCTGGTTGGAAGGTGCGCCAATGCCTCATATGGAAAAAGTCTACTATGGTGATGGGTCGTCAAGACTACCATTGGAAGCACGAGCCTTGCTTATATGGGTGGAAAGAAGGCGCAGGACACCTTTGGTCTACTGACCGCAAACAAACGACTATTTTGGAGTTTGATAAGCCAAGCCGTAACGGTGAACACCCAACAATGAAGCCTGTAGCCCTGTTTGAGTACCAGATGCTCAACAACACAAAGGGTGGGGATATTGTTCTTGATAGCTTTGGCGGTAGTGGCACAACCCTATTAGCTGCTGAAAAACACGGCAGACACGCCTATTTAATGGAATTAGACCCAAAATACTGCGATGTAATCGTTAAGCGTTGGGAAGACTTTACTGGCAAAAAAGCCGTGCTTTCGGAGTTATAAAATGGCACAAGGAAAACAACATATACCCACAGAAGCCACGCAAGAACAGGTTAAACGCCTTTCTGCGCTAGGTTGCCCCCATGAAGACATAGCCACAAGGCTAAAGATTAGTGCTGATACATTGGTTAAGTATTACAAGGACGAATTAGACGAAGGGCGTATAGACGCCAACGCTGCCATTGCTGGTACATTGTTTAGCCAAGCCAAGAAGGGCAATACGGCTGCCGCTATCTTTTGGCTAAAGACACGGGCAAGGTGGAAAGAAACGCAAGTAAACGAGGTAACTGGGGCTAATGGCACAGACCTAAGAATATCTTGGGCAGATGAGTAGGGACATAAAGCTCAAATACCGCCCAAGAGCCGTTTTTGAGGACTTCCACAGCCGTAAGGAACGCTGGGCAGTAATCGTGGCTCACAGGCGTTGTGGCAAGACCGTAGCCTGTATTAACGACCTAATCGTCAAAGCCCTGCTAGAAAACAAGCCCCACGCTCAATACGCCTATATTGCGCCTTTTTACAGTCAGGCTAAATCAGTGGCTTGGCGGTACTTGGAACGCTTTTCCGAGCCAGTTATGACAAAAGCCAACCAGTCAGAGTTATGGGTGGAATTGGTCAATGGCGCACGGATTAGGCTATTTGGGGCTGATAATCCCGATGCACTCCGAGGCAATTTCCTAGATGGCGTAGTGATGGACGAAATGGCTGACATGAAGCCTAGCGTATGGGGTGAGATTATTCGTCCATTATTGGCAGACCGCCTCGGTTGGGCCACATTCATTGGAACACCAAAAGGCCACAACGCCTTTTACGATATATACAACGAAGCCACTAAAAAGCCCAATTGGTACACCAAAGTCTTGCGGGCTGACCAAACCAACCTGCTGGCGCAGTCAGAACTAGACGATGCCAAGGCAACAATGTCAGACAACCAGTACGAACAAGAGTTCTTATGCTCATTTGAAGCTGCCATACTTGGGGCGTACTATGGGCAGGAAATGCGCAGAATCACGGATTTAGAGCGCATTACAACGGTGGACTATGACCCAATGTTCCCTTGCCATACGGCTTGGGACTTAGGCTTTAACGATTCCACAAGCATATGGTGGTTTCAGGTGGTTTACGGTGAGATTAGGGTGCTAGACCATCATTCCAGCAACGGTCAATCTATACCGTTTTACATCATGCTGCTTGACCAAAAAGAAGATGAGTTTGGGTACAAATATGGCTATCATTACCTGCCACATGACGCTAGAGCAAAAACACTAGCAAGCGGTGGAAAGAGCATAATCGAGCAAATATCTGCAAAAATTGACATAAAACACCTAAAAATCGTACCAAATCTGTCAATTCAAGACGGAATACAAGCAACACGACTTGCATTAACCCGTGCTTGGTTTGATAATAGGTGTGAAGAAGGAATCGAATGTTTGCGCCAGTACCAACGAGAGTGGAATGATGATAAAAAATGTTTTAATGACCGCCCGAAACATGATTGGACAAGCCACTCTGCCGATGCGTTCCGTTATTTGTCAATTGTATGGAAAGATGAAGATAGTCCTATCCTCAAAGATACAAGCGTTAAAGGACTTCATGTCGGGCAAACGGATGTAACCCTGAACGAAATGTGGAAATCTACCCCCAAGATCACGAATACTAGGATATAAACATGGAACACACATACCAAGATTGGTACAACTGCATCGCCCAGTACGAGCGTACATTTAAAGAATGGGAAGGCAGAGCCGATAAGATCGTTAAGCGGTATCGTGACGATTCCCGTAGCCGTAACAATCCTAATGCCAAGTTCAATATCCTGTGGAGCAATGTACAGACAATTACCCCAGCGGTATTTGCACGACTTCCAAGACCCGATGTAAGCCGTAGATTCCGTGATAACGACCCAATCGGTCGTGTAGCGTCAATGATGCTAGAACGGGCATTAGAGTACGAAATTGAGCATTATGGTGACTATGCCAGCGCAATGAAGCAAGCGGTTCAAGACCGTTTACTTGGTGGGCGTGGTACGGCATGGGTTCGCTATGAGCCGCATATTGTTGGTCAAGCTGGCGGTGAAGCTGGTGATGCGCCTGAAGATGGCTTCCAAGTTACTGAAGATACAGACGAAGCTGAAACCGAAGGCGGTATTTATCGTGAGAACGAGGAACGCATAGAGTACGAATGCGCACCAGTCGATTATGTTTACTGGCGTGACTTTGGATTGACAACTGCCCGTACATGGGAAGAAGTAACCGCAGTATGGCGCAAGGTTTACATGGAACGCCCTGCCCTTGTAGAACGCTTTGGCGAGGAACTTGGTGGCAAGATTCCGCTTGATACCAAGCCTGACACTTCCAAGAACTTTAATGAGAAGATGGGCGAAGGTTCACGGGAAGCCTTGATTTACGAGATTTGGGATAAAACTACAGGTCAAGTGATTTGGCTATCCAAGTCAATGGGTCAGATTCTTGATACCCGTGACGATCCGTTGCAACTTGAAAACTTTTGGCCTTGCCCAAAACCTATGTTTTCTACCCTCACGACAGACAGCCTAATCCCTGTCCCTGACTTTGTACTGTACCAAGACCAAGCCCGTCAGTTAGACACGCTGGCAGACCGTATTGATGGCTTCATTAACGCTCTTAAAGTTCGTGGCGTATATGACGCTTCTGAGCCTAGCCTTGCCCGTTTGTTTACGGAAGGCGAGAACAACGCATTGCTGCCAGTTAAGAACTACGGTGCATTCAGCGAAAAAGGCGGTATGGCAGGGGCTATTAACCTTGTAGATATTGCCCCGATTGCTCAAGGCTTGCAAATGGCTTATCAAGCTATGGAGCAGGTTAAAGGGCAGATTTACGAGATTATGGGCATTGCTGATATTCAGCGTGGTCAAACCGATCCTAGCGAAACCCTTGGCGCACAGATTATTAAATCGAACAATGCGTCAGGTCGTTTAAAGACAATGCAACACGATGTAGTGAACTTTGCTACCGCCTTGTTGCAGATCAAAGCACAGATTATTTGCCAGCATTTTACCGAAGATACCATCATCAAGATCAGCGGTGCAATGCAATTAAGCCCACAAGATCAAGCACTTATCCCGCAAGCCCTTGCACTTCTGAAAGACGAACCTGCTAAAAACTTCCGTATTGAAGTGACTAGCGATTCCATGATTTATCAGGATGAGCAACAAGAAAAGCAAGACCGTGTTGAGTTCTTAACCGCAGTTAGTGGCTTTATGCAGACTGCATTGCCAGTAGCGCAGGGCGTTCCTGAACTTACCCCATTGCTGATGGAAATGCTCAAGTTTGGCGTAACCGCATTTAAGGCTGGTAAAGGCTTAGAAGGATTGATTGACGAAACAGCCGACCAGTTTAGACAACAAGCCGAACAAATGAAGGGTCAGCCAAAGCCACCATCACCTGAACAGCAGAAGATGGATATGACTATGCAGATTGAGCAAGCCAAGATTCAGGCTAAACAAGCTGAAATGCAGATGCAATTGCAGATTGACCAGCAAAAGATGCAGATGCAGATGGAACTTGAGAAAGCTAAACAAGAGTACCAAGCCCAAGAAAACCAGCTTAAATTCCAACTGGAAGAACAGCGCAATGCTATGGATCGTGAGATGGAGATTAAGGTCGCTCAGATGAAGATGCACACCGAGCGCAATACTCAAGTCTTGTTAGCACACATTAACAACGGTGCAAAGATTGAAGTAGCCCGTATTGGTTCAGACGATTCTGATGGCGCACAGGCTTACATGACTGAAATGGATATGGCTGATTCCATGAAACACCCTATGCAGCCTATTGCTGATGCTATTGCTATGAGCAACCAGCAAATGACCCTAGCATTAGGTGATTTGGTCAATACCATAAACGAGAACCACAATAGACCGAAGCAGGTAGTTCGGGGTCAAGACGGTAAGATTATCGGGGTACAGTAATGCCTATAACAGTCAAGCATTTAAAGGTATCAACCGTTCCTGATGCTGGGGATGACACACTTGTAGAACCTTCAGATTGGAATGCCGACCACCAATTAACTGGTTTAGGCACAATGGCAGAACAAAATGCTAATGCCGTAGCCATAACAGGCGGCACAATTAGCGGTGTAACCATACCTGCTTCTAATGTAACTGGAACGCTAGGCGTACCTAACGGTGGTACAGGCGCAACGACTTTGACAGGTTATGTAAAGGGTACTGGCACTACGGCCATGACCGCAGCAGCCACCATTCCAAACACGGACATTACAGGTTTAGGCACAGCTTCTACTAAAGATGCAGGTGCAGCATTAGGCGTTGCTACATTAGATGCAAGCGGTAAAGTACCTGTTTCTGAACTTCCAGCCGCAGTATTGGGCGCACTTAGTTACCAAGGAACATGGGATGCAAGCACTAATACACCTACCCTTACTTCTTCTGTTGGTACTAAGGGTTATTACTATGTGGTTAGCGTTGCTGGTAATACTAACCTTAACGGCATTACTGATTGGCTTGTGGGCGATTGGGCAGTATTTAATGGGTCTATTTGGCAGAAAGTCGATAACACCGAAACGGTAACATCCGTCAACGGGCAAACTGGCGCAGTCGTATTAACCACAACAAACATTGCCGAAGGTACAAACCTTTATTACACCGATGTACGGGCTAGGGCAGCAATCAGCGCAGGTACAGGCATTAGCTATGACAATGCCACAGGCGTAGTAACAAACGCTGCCCCTGACCAAACAGTAACTTTGACCGATGGTACGGCTATTGATGTAACAGGAACATACCCCAATTTCACCATTAACAACACCGCACCTGACCAAACCGTAGTTTTAACGGCTGGAACGGGCATAAGCACTAGCGGCACATACCCTAACTTCACTATTACGAACACTAGCCCTAGCTTGGGCGGTGATGTAGTTGGGCCAGCAAGTGCTACCGATAACGCCATTGCCCGTTACGACACCACAACGGGTAAATTGATTCAAAATAGCTTGGTTATCGTTGATGACACGGGCAGCGTTACAGGGG